CCCTAGGGGGGCTGCTCGTCATTGCTGACGAGGGGCTACAATGTAGCTGGTCCGAGCCTTTGGCCAGACCTCTCCGCCCCTAAACTTGGGAAGGAGACTTTTGATGCGTGACGCTAGCGAAATCCGTGCTAGCATCTCTTACTTCGAGGAAACTTGGATGCAGGAGATTCACCCTAACCAGGGTGCTCCTTTTCGGAGTAACCTCAGGACTTACACGACCAATTCTGCGCTTCTTAGGAAGCGTGGAAGAGGAGATCTCGTGTATAGCGATGGCTTCGTACCCACGCCTTACTTGGGTGTGGATATTGAAGTCACGCCGGCCAATGTAGAGTGGGAATCAACCCCTACTATACGTTGGGAGTCCGGTAAGAAGTACCTCCGGTGGTATCGCTTCACAGGGAAGTGGTACCCCGGTGTTGAGTCCGTGTTCTACCTTGGGCAAACTGGTGTTTGGTCGCCATCTATTCCGGCCGCTATTCGTAGCGAATCCGAGATGAAGATGCTTTCAAACATCAACGAGCAAAAGGTTAATTTCGCCAATAACATTGGCGAAATTCGGACCAACATTGGTACAATGGCTGACACACTTCGTAAGCTCGGAAGGGCTTACTTAGCGTACGAGCGTGGCCAATATTCAAGAATCCTTGAGATTCTTGGACTTAAGCCATCTCAAATTGTAGATACCGCTCGTGACCAGTGGCTTGCCTACCGATTCGGTTGGAAGCCCTTGGTTACGGATCTGTGGGGTGCAAGAGAAGCGATTCTCTCATCCCTGCAGGAGCAAGATGCACTGTTCAGTTCCGAGGCCACTGTGGTCAAGGATACTGACGGAGCGTACTCGCTCGGCAACTACAGTCAGCAAGAGCAGATATCGATGGGTTGTACTACTAAGGCGTGGTACAAGATCACCGATGCTCAGCTCGGGCGCCTTCAGGCACTCGGCTTTGCAAATCCGCTCGCAACAGGCTGGGAGTTAGCCAGCTACAGCTTTGTAGTTGACTACTTCATTACGGTCAGCAACTTCCTGCAGGCGATAACTTCACCCCTAGGGGTGGAGTATGTCACCGGCTACCAAACGCGGTTCGTCAGAGGAGAATCGGAAGTGATTCCGACATCCCGAGACCTTAAGGACAAGGTCCTTAATTCCGCCAAGGCAAACGTCTTCTCTTTCGAGAGAGTCGTAGGAAGTACATTCCCTGTACCTGTTCCAGTAATTCGGCTGGAGCAAACCCCAACCCAGGTGTTGACTATGGTCACCCTGATAACTCAAAGGTACGCATAACATGCCTGCCAAAAGCTCCGTCACGCTCACTGATCGTGGCGCAACAGATCACGTCTACGCTCCCTCTGGGGAGGCAGATGGCGTGCACATGTTCACCAAGCCGGATGCCAACGGCATCCCGATTGGGGACAGCGTTCTCTCCGTTTCCTTGCGGAAGACGCCGGAGAACCGTAAGGTTCGTCTGAAACTGCAGTGTCCCGTCGTCCAGACCGAAACGATCAACGGAGTTTCGACTCCGAAGGTCGTCAGGTCGAATTGGGTCGACGTGGTGTTCACGTTCAACCGCGCTTCGAGCACGGCCGAGCGGGAGGTGTTGATCGGCCAAATCGCCGACGCACTGACCGCGAGCCAAACTATGCTCGACGGCGTTGTCACGGATCTCCAGGACCTGTATTGATGCTTTCACGCATCTTGCAGGTCTTGGCGGCCTCAAAGCTGAGTGGAGCGGCAATCGCTGTGATTGCCGCACTCATCGCGGGCGGTATTGTTCTGTACAGTACCGACCCCCTAGAGGCAGTCAGGATGCTCCTCGAGCGTCCTGATGTGTTCGTATACCCCGACGGTCCAACTGGACCGTGGAGGATCGACCACAATCTGTGACTCTAGTTCCCTATTCCATAGAAAGGAAACTACACCATGCGTACGGAAGAATTTGGACAGCAACTTGCTGACACGTTGTTTCGACAGGAAGCTAAGGTTTGGTACGTCTGGCTTGACTACATCCCTGGCACGAAATGCGACTTTCAAATCGTATTTCGTACAGGTTTGTATGAGGGCTCGACGCGTGGCCTCGAACTAGTTTACGCTAAGTATAGCGAGACTATCTCGACCACTTCCCAACTTCTTGAACATCTCTACAGTCTCGAACGCGAAGATTGTAACGCTCCTTTGGAACGTCGCAATTTTCAAATTGTTTGAGGCTGGACAAGATGTCAGGAAATCCTAACTTCCTTCCAGAATCCGATGGAGTTGCCTTTGTGGCTGAACTCACGGCTCTTGCCGAGAGTTTAGCTGCCGAGGGCAGTTTCAAGGAGAAGTATCTTGCTAGCGAACTTCTTACGAAGTATTGCGACACAAGTACCACCCCACCATCGGAGCGGCGTTCCCGAGCCATTGACAAGTGGCTCGGCACGGAAAAACGGAATGGCTTGACCAATTCCCGTCTCCAACTTGGAGATACGGATTTCGGTTGGGCTACCTCGGATGATATCATTGCGAAAGCAAGAAGTATCATTTCCAAGGTACTTGGAGAAGTGTCGATGGCTACCGCTTTGTGTGTTGGTAACCATACTAACGGTGCTTCTCCTCGCATCCGTCGCGGCCCTTTGGCTGCAATCCAAAAGCACTCTGGAAAAGCCCAAGGCACATCCTCTGCTCTACTTCACTGGTCCAGACTGTCCGAAGGGACAGTACTAGAAGATCAGGAAGTGGAAGTTTCGGAAGGCTCTGTGCTATTCACTGTCCCGAAGAAGAGCGATATTGATCGCGTGGCTTGTAAAGAGCCCGAGATCAATCTGTTCCTACAAAGGGGCGTGGGCGACCACATTCGTAGTCGTTTGCGCCGCTCCGGCATTGATCTTAACGATCAAAGTCGGAACCAGGAACTCGCTCGTCAGGCGGTAGAGCTTGGTCTCGCGACCATAGACCTATCGTCTGCGAGCGACTCCATATCGAAGCAGCTAGTTTTCGAACTACTGCCATTCGAATGGTGGAGTTATCTCGACGATATTCGTTGCCACTCTGCGTTTCTCCCGGATCATTCTGGGAAGAACAAAGAAATGGCGCGGATTGAACTCGAGATGTTTTCTTCAATGGGCAACGGCTTTACCTTTGAGCTTGAAAGCTTAATATTCTGGGCGCTAACGCGCACAGTATGTTGGCTTTCGGGCGTGAAGGGAAAAGTCAGCGTCTATGGAGATGACATTATCGCTCCTTCTCGTATTGTTCCCCGACTCATCAGGGTCTTCCACTGGTTTGGCTTTACAGTCAATCCAGCGAAGTCTGCATGGACGGGGGGTTTCCGCGAGAGCTGTGGTAAACATTACCACAACGGACGGGACGTCACCCCTTTCTACTTAAGGGGACCTGTAAAGACGAAGACGGACCTGATAAGGGTTCTGAATCGTCTCCTTGAATGGGACGGCCGCGAGTGGGGATTCATCGTCACACCATGTGTGCTCGACTTCCACCACAAGTGGTCCAATCACATTCCAAGGCGCCTTTGGGGTGGCCAAGATCCCGACGACATCACGTCGTTGGTTACTGGACACCGTCCGAGATGTCGGTTGTTACGTAGAACGAAAGTTCTACGCGACTTCCGGCGTCCGGCCGAAGGCTTCGAGGAGGCTGCCTTACTTCGTTGGCATTCTCTTCGACGGGTATCTCAAGAACTTGAGATTGACGCATCCGCGGAGGGCCGATACTATATCGGCAAACAACCTCCGTGGACAGTGAGCTCAACTTGGACTCCCTGGCTTCTGCTAGGGGGTCTGGAGAGCTAGTCTCTGCGAAGAACCGTGGAGGCTCCTCATAGAGGTG